CAAGAAATTGAAAGAGCAGAGTGGCAAGAGCTGCTTAAGCAGGGTTGGAAGCTGGACGCGGCTGGAAATAAGTACAAAGCAGACGAGCTGTAAATGATTGAGCCATTTAAACAACAGTTAATAGATAGCGGGTATGTAGTTAAGGATATTACTCCAGAGCTGTTCTCTGTTGAAAACTTTTTATCAGAAGACCAAATAACTACCTTTTGGGACATTATAAATGGTACATCTCAAAAAGATTGGGAAGTAGAGTACTACTCAAACTTAGCAAGTTTTTGCATGGAAAAATTTGGCAGAGACGACGTTGATAATTTAGTTGCTGAAGGCAAGTTTGAAATCACTCAAAATTGGAAAGATAAAAACTTTAACATATTACATCATGAGATATATAGACCACTATACGATGGTTTAAATTCAATGGTGGTAAAAGCCGACCCAGAATTAATTTTAAGTGGTTTTGCAACAATTCAAAGAATGCAACCAGGAGTAGAGTTAAAAGCGCATACTGACCAAAGAACAGACCCGTCTATAAAATACGCTACGATTGTGTATATTAATGATGACTACGCAGATGGCGAATTATTTTTTCCAAACCTTGACATCCAGTTAAAGCCCAAGCCAGGAACTATGTTATTTTTTCCAGGGAACGAAGAGTATGAGCACGGGGTCAAGCACGTAGGGGATGGACCAATAAGATATGTTCTTGTTGGGTTCATTAAAGAAAAAGACCACTATAAAAAAAATAAGTACTAAGGAGACACAAAATGGACAGAGAGATACTTGAAGAAAAAGTTTACTACTACACAAACGTAATTGACGACCCAAAGAAACTTGTTGATGCAATTGACCAGGACAATGAAAACCCTTGGGGCGAATGGATGGCATGTAGTGGTGAGGCGTATGTCTATGGAACAGATAAGAGTATCTTTGCGGACCCGTCAGACATTCAGAAGACCTATATCTACTCTACATTACAAAAGGCTTTTGATGATGTAGCAAGAGATTACGCGGTAGCCCACGGCATCACAGATGAGCCTAAACTGTTTCCAATGTATCCAATTAAAAAGTATAAGGCAGGCACATATATGGGTGCTCACTTTGACCAACAAGAGGGCGATGGCCGTCTTAAAGTATCTTTTGTTATGTACTTAAACGATGATTATGAGGGCGGAGAGCTATCTTTTACGATTGCTTCTCCAGGTGGCGTATTGCAAAACGCTAGTCCAAACCCAGATTTTGAAATCGCAAAGCAAGAAGGAAGCTACACTTTTGCTATCAAGCCAAAAGCTGGAAGCATTATTGTTTTCCCACCATCTCCGCCATACCATCACACAGCACACTTAGTGAAGAGTGGCGAAAAGATAATGGTGCCACAGCACTGGATTCATTAACGTGAAAACGGCTATTGTAACTGGGGCAAGCAAAGGCGTAGGGTTAGCAACAGTTAAACGCCTGTCTGAAAATGGATACAAGGTTATTGCTGTTTCAAGAGACCTATCTAAAGTATCTAAGCTTGTATCTGACAATGTTGAGGTATATAGCCTAGACGTAACAGACCCTAAAGCAATAGAGCGATTCTATGAACAGTACAAAGACATAACCCTAGACCTTTTAGTTAACAATGCTGGTGGTGGCTCTAGCCCAACTAACATTATCAATGAAACCATGGATAACTTTAGACGAGCCTACGATATAAACGTGTCTGGTCCTATGTACCTATCTCAACTTTTTGTACCCTGTATGGAAAGGTCAGAATCCCCAACAATTGTCTTTATTACTTCTTTTGGGGGCAAGGTGCCCTATCGTGGCGGTGGAAATTACACAAATGCCAAGCGAGGTGAGCGTGGCTTAATTGACACAATGAGGCTTGAGTTTCCTCAATTTAGGATTAAAATTACAGAAATTTGTCCAGCGACCATTGATACCCAAGAGCAAAAACGAGACTACGCCTTAACTGCAGAGGATTTAGCAGAGGCTATCTACTGGGTAGGGTCGTTACCAAGCCATGTTAATATAAATGAAATTGAAATTTGCCACATCAACAGTAGCAAGTATAACTAGGACCAAATGAAAATAATAAAGCACGCAGAAGGTGTGTACGAAATTGAGGGGTTTTTAGATGAAGAGTTGAGAAGTGCCCTTATATCTGAGGCTCAACGAGATATTGATTGGGATACTACTCATGTAGGAAATATAGTTAAAGCTATGAGTTATGAGTCACATGCTAAAATGAACAATCAGTATAAAACTATTGAAACATTTTTTACTAATATAGAGTCAATAATCTATTCTAGTGATTTACGAAGGCTAAAAGATTCAGAGTTTATGTGGCCGCATGTAGACGGCGGGAACCCCGATGACCCAAGAAAAATAGTTTTTGGTATTGCTATTTATTTAAATGACACCTTTACTGGGGGAGAGCTAATATACCCAGACCTTGGCCTAAGCGTTACTCCAAGGCCAGGGAGCATGGTTATTCACAATGCCAACCTTAAGCATCAAGTATTTCCAGTTTTAGGGGGAGAAAGGTATTCAATAACTACCTTTGTTTTTGGTGATGAATCTACTAAATTTAGCCCTATAATAGAAAAATGAGAGCATATACCCCGGGTGGAAGATTTAGCACAGATTTTGAGCTAAACGAAATTGCCGATGGCATAACCGCCGACTCAACTAACCCTAAGGGTACTACTGGACAATGGTGGGCCTATAACGCTGCGGCTTCTGTCAAAGACCCTATTTATGATGTAGAGCCTCTAGGTGCTGGTCGTGTCTGGACTGGTCCAGTTACTCTTAAGATTATTAGCGCAAAGATAAGCCAAGGAACATCTGCTGTAAATGACCGCGGTTTCTACAACGCCGATTCTTTAAAGATTGTCCTAAACATTGATGACCTGAGGGCAGCTAGCCCAACCCTGTTTAATGCCAGAGGAGAGGTTAAGACCAACCTAGACATAGCCAACAAGTACCGCCTTGTTTGGCAAGACCAGGTCTACAGGCCAGTTCGTACCCAACAGCAGGGTCAGATAGCCGAACGCCATACAATTATTTCGCTAGACTTACTACAGTTAATGCCAGACGAGCTGGTTAATGACGCTCAATTTTTAGCATACGCACAAGCATAGGAGTACTAATGGCAAAGGATGCAAACCCTTGTTGGGATGGCTACGTACAAGTAGGTATGAAAATGAAGGGTGGCAAAAAGGTTCCAAACTGCGTCCCCGCAGGCTCTGGAAAAAAGAAGGTCTCTAAACCAACGAAAGCGAGTAAAAAATAATGTGCAAAGGTTGTGGATGCGGTTGTTCAAAGGCAGGCTGTAACGGCGGCTGCAAGAAGACTGCAAAAAAGACTGCAAAGAAGATGTCTCCAAAGCAGAAGAAGCTTGATGCAGATAAAGACGGCAAACTAGAAGGCTCTGACTTTGCCGCCCTACGAAAGAAGAAGAAGTAATGTGTGCCACCTGCGGCTGTGGAGCCCCAAAGAACAAGCACGGCATGAAAACAATTCAAGCGGCAAACAAGAAGTTTGCTAAGAAATCTGCGCTTTCAAAGGCTAAGAAGTCTTCTATGGTACGAAAGAAGGGTATGTAATGGCGCACGACGACAAAAAGTGGACCAAAGGCATGACCCCCGCTCAGAAGAAAAAGTTTGAAAACGAAGACAAGAAGAACGACTCTAAACTAGCTAAAAAGATTAAAAAGAAGTAGAGCTTAGGCCCCCGAAAGGGGGCCTTTTGCTTTATCATTGAGGAGATTCCATGCGGGAATTAAAGCTCCACCTTTGCCAGTAGTTCTGCGTTTATTTTAAGGAGAATTAGTATGTCTAATTTCCAACCTCTCAGCCCTCATAAGGTTGATAAGGCCCAGGCCAATCAGTTTTATACTGTTATTGTGCAAAACATCCCTGGGGCATCCAATAAAGTAGATAGCAATATTAAGGGGTTTTTAGACGCCGCTAACGCAATTCTTGCGTCGCGTTTTATCAGGGGCCGCTAATATGGCTAGCCCGTTAGACTTCAAAGCTGCTGTAGTTAGAGCAGAACCTATTGTGCGTAAAAAGTTTGACGCAATGCTCCCACTTTCTGGGTGGCCCTCTAATGTTCGTGACAAGGTAACCCTTAACGTAACTCCTGAGTACATTGAAGTTGTGTGGCCTACAGACCTTGATAAACAGGTACAAGACTTAGAGTACGGAACCTTGGGCAAATCCCCATCTCATTTTATTAAACAAACAGAAGCAATGATTGACAATGAGATTTCTGGTGCACTATCTGACCTTACAGTTGACTTTATGCTAGCTAGGGGGTTACCAGGATGAGTTTTATTCTTGCTGAAGATGCCGCGCTTAAGGCTTTACTAAGTGGGCTTACCGTCACCGACGAAAAAGCGGGAGGAACATCTACTCCTCGCGCAGTACAGGTATGGTTTGGAACCCCTGACGTAGAGCTCAGAGAACAAAAGTTTCCGTTTATAACTATTGACTTGATGGATATTCGCCTTGCTCCAGAGCGTCAAATGTCAGGCATCATATACGACAGGGACAACGCAGGTACGGTAGTGGGAAATAACACTAGTGTGTACAGCTACGAGTACCCAATGACCTACGATTTAGTTTATCAAATTAGTACTTTTGCCCGTCATCCGCGTCATGACAGGGCGCTCATGACCCAATTAATTCAACGACGTTTACCAAGCAAGTATGGAAAGCTTGGAATTCTTAGTGACTCAGGTGTTGAAACCACCTATCGCCATATGTTTCTTGACGAGTTTCTGAAAAGAGACTCCGTTGAGGAGGGAAGGCGCTTACTTCACAACATCTTTATTGTACGTGTTGTGAGTGAGCTAACCCATTACGATGCTGAACAGGCAACAAAGCTTGTACAGCAAGTAAATATAAACCCAACAACAACCCACATCCCATCTGACCTACGACCTGTCTAACATTCGGCACACACCCAAACAACCTAAGGAGATATACAAATGGCAACTTACCTTCGTCCTGGAGTGTATGTTGAGGAATCCCTCAACGCATTAGCTCCATCCGTAGGGCCAAACTCAACAACGGTCGCTGCGTTTATTGGCGCATCTGACCGTGGCCCTATTGCACCAACCCTTGTTACCTCTTGGAACGATTACGCTTCTAAGTACGGAACTTGGAACACAACAACTAAGATAAATGACGGCGTTGATTCAACAACTAATAACAACATGCTTTCAACTGCTGTTCGATTGTTTTTTGATAACGGCGGCGCAAACTGCTATATCAAGCGAGTAACTGCTGGAACACCAGTTTCTGCTACACGTACATTCACAGCGCCAAGTAGTACAACAGGAAGCATTACAGCAATTGCCGCTTCATCAGGAACTGTGACCTTTTCTACATCAAGCACAACAGGCCTTGCAGTTGGCGATGTTGTAACAATTACGGGAGCTACAACAGTAGCCTACAACCTAGTCTCTGCTGTAATTACTGCAATTTCTGCGGGAGTTAGCTTTGCGGTTGCAAGTACCTCTACTGGCGCAACCTCAACAGCAACTTGGACTCGTCAAGCTCCAATTGTTTCTCTTACCGCTAAAAACCCAGGTCAATGGGGAAATAGCGTATATGTAACAATTGTTTCATCTGCTATTTCATCCCGTAAAGACGTGGTTATTGCTTATCCAGATATTGAAACTGTTGTAGAAACATTTACAGATGTTACTTTTACAACCCCAACTGATGCTCGTTACGCAATTAACTTCATCAACTCTCGCTCAAACTACATTGTTGCAGCTTCAATAGCAACAACTGCAGAACCGTCTAACGTGTCAATTCAACCACTAGTTAGTGGCTCAATTGGAACGTCACCAACTTCAACAAATATTGTTGCCGCAGTTTCTGCATTTGACACCGTACTAAACTCACTTGTGCTAAACGCCCCTGGAGTTTGGGTAAACACAGATGTTGCCTCTTTGCTTAGCTATGCAGAGTCACGTGACGATGTGTTTGTAATTATTGACCCAGGTTATACTGCTGGTTCAAGAACACCTCTAAGCGCCGCAGGACAGCTAGCGCTTTCATTAACGTACACACCAACCTCTCTTGGCGCGGTGTACTACCCACACATTACTATCGGTGACCCAACAGTTTCAACATCAGGAGCTAGAGTTCTAGCAAATCCTGGCGGAGCAATTGCTGGATTGTTTGCTACAACAGACTCTTCTCGAGGAGTCTTTAAAGCACCTGCAGGACTATCTGCTCGTTTAGCAGATGTTGTTGCAGTAGAACCCCTTACAAACGCAGAGCTTGACGCGTTAAACTCTGCAGCAGTTCCAGTTAACCCTATTCGTTATATTCCGGGTTCTGGTTTTGTTGTTATGGGTTCTCGCACAATTAAGGCTGGTTATGTAGACCGTTACGTACCAGTTCGTCGTACGCTTATTTACCTTCGTAAGGCTCTTACAGACCTTACTCAGTATGCAGTGTTCGAGCCTAACGTCGCTGTTTTATGGCGTAGCCTTATCGCAACCGTCTCAGCTTTCCTATAAGATTTCTAGACACAGGGCGGACTTCGTGTGGATACCCCATCAAGCGCATACTTTGTTAAGTGCGACGGAGAGCTAAACACTCTGTCCGTAATTGACGAGGGTAAAGTAATCATCGAAGTTGGCGTGGCTCTAC